ATGTATTATTTAAAAGCAGATACTATGAAGAAAAAAGAAAGAACAAAAGACAAGAAGAAAAATTTAAAAAACATCAAGAAAAATCAAAAAATTTAAAAGAACACATAAAGGATTTAGAAGACTTTAAAAGAAAAGCGACAGCGGTATTAACTGAAAACGAAATACTATATAGAGATTTGGATAAAAAGCAAATGCAAGTATATGATGAAAGGGCAGCTTTGGTATTAAAAACTTTTGAGTGGAAACAAAACAATAGTGAATACGAAATAATAAACTGTGCATCGTGAATGTATTAGAACTATTTGCTGGTAGTAGATCGTTTGGTAAGGTAGCAGAACAAAGAGGGCATAATGTTTTTAGTGTAGACTGGAAAGAATTTGATGGTATTAATTTAGTTATTGATATTGAAAACCTTGAAGAAAGTATGTTGCCCTTTATACCAGATGTTGTAATTGATGGTAGACCTTGCACAACCTATTCAATGGCTGCCATCTCACACCACAGGTTTGAAGATGGTACACCTAAAACAGATTTTGCTGCAAAGTGTGATAGAATGAATATAAAACTAAACAACCTTTATAAGAAATGGGATTGTATTTACTACATAGAAAACCCAAGAGCAATGTTAAGGAAGATGGATTTTATGAAAGGTATGGATCGCACAACAGTAACCTATTGCAGTTATGGTGATACAAGAATGAAACCAACAGATATATTTTCTAATAACATTAGAGATATGTTTAACTTGAATGGATGGCAGCCAAGAAATATGTGCTTCAATGGAAATAAGAAATGCCAACACGAAGCAGCACCAAGAGGATCAAGAACTGGTACACAAGGTTTAAAAGGAAACTATGAAAGAAGTAAAGTACCTTATGAATTAGTTTTAGATATTATAACACAAACAGAAAATAAATATGATTAAAAAAGAATGTTACTTTATGCAAACACCAAAAGAAAAAGCATACAACATCTTTAAGAAGTTTTACAACGTAGATGGTCAAAACTTTAATAATACAATAAGCGGTGATATAGCAAAGCAATGTGCAAATCTACATATCAACCTAATACTTGAAAACGAAATAATAAAACCGCATAACAAGATAACATTAGAATACTACCAAGAAGTAATAAACGAAATAGAAAAGCTATGAGCAAGAAACTAATACAAAAGCTACAACAGCTACTAGACAAATTACCAAAGGGTAAAGAAAGAAAAGCAATAAGAGAAAGACTACTTAATTTAAAGCTAAATAAAAACAAAGTTTAATTACGTTATATAATTGAATAAACAAATTTGTATCAAATGGATAAAAGAAAAAATAACGGTGGTGTAAGAGAGGGTGCTGGTAGACCAAAGAAAGCAGATGAACTAAAATTAATTGAAAAGCTAGACAACCTTATTGATAATGATGAGGTGATTAAAACACTAGGCAAACAGATCTTAAAGGGTGATAGTCGTGCTATGTCATTATACTTTGGTTACAGATACGGTAAGCCAAAAGAGAGTGTGGATATAACATCATCAGATGGGTTTAATATTAACTTTAAAGATATCATCAAATTTAAGTGATAGACATAAACACAAAGTATGAACCTATCCAAACATCAGATGCTAGATATTACATTGTAACTGGTGGTCGTGGATCGGGTAAGTCGTATTCTATAAACTTGCTTTTACTGTTGCTTACTTTTGAAGCTGGGCATACAATCTTATTTACAAGGTTTACACTATCATCTGCGTACATTTCTATTATACCAGAATTTATAGACAAGATAGAGACACTTAAACTACAAGACTATTTTCATATTACAAAGGATGAGGTGCGAAATAAGCTATCTGGTAGCAAGATAATCTTCAAGGGTATTAAGACATCAAGTGGTGACCAAACAGCCAACCTAAAGTCTCTTACTAATGTTAGCACTTGGGTAATGGATGAAGCTGAAGAACTGCAAGATGAAAACATATTTGATAAGATAGATTTAAGTGTAAGAAACCTAAAACAAAAGAATAGGGTAATACTTATTTTAAACCCAGTTACAAAAGAGCATTGGATATATAATAGGTTCTTTGAAGATAAAGGTGTACAGGCTGGTTCTAATGCAACCAAAGGGAATACAAACTACATACACACAACATATTTAGATAACATAGAAAACCTATCTAAAAGCTATTTAGAACAAATAGAAAACATTAAGAAACGCAGACCAGAGAAATACAAACATCAAATGCTGGGTGGATGGTTAGCAAAAGCAGAGGGTGTTATATTCTCGAATTGGAAGATAGGACAATTTAAAAAAGTAGGTGTGAGTGTGTTTGGACAAGATTATGGATTTGCAGCAGACGAGAACAGTTTGGTGGAAACTAACATAGACACAAGCAACAAGATAATCTATTTAAAGGAATGCTTTTATCTCAAAGGTCTTACCACATCACAAATAGCTGAACTAAACCTTAAACACGCTAACAACCATCTTATAGTAGGTGATAGTGCTGAACCTAGGTTGCTACACGAACTAAAAGCAAAAGGTTGTAATGTAGTCAAAGCAATAAAAGGTCAAGGATCAATTACCTATGGCATAGCCTTACTACAAGATTATGATTTGATAATTGAAGAAAACAGTATAAACCTCATCAAAGAACTAAACAACTACTCTTGGCTTGAGAAAAAGTCTAAAACACCACAAGACAAATTCAATCATATTATAGATGCAATCAGATATGCAGTATCATATCAACTACAAAACCCAAATAGGGGTAATTACTTTATCTCATAAAAGTTGTTAAATATTTTGTTTATATGTTAATAAGTGGTATATTACATTATATTAATTAAAACAAAACAGATATGAAAGAGATAATAAACAATTTAGAATATGTGATTGATGACATTGAAGCAAGGATATTTAATAGCCTTGATAGAGATGAGGTATGTATGCTTACAAGAGCAAAGCAAGAAGCTACTGCAACACTTACTACATTAAAATATATAAACCAATAAGCAAAGGGTAGGAGTTATCCACTAACAATAAATTTGGTCGTTGACGGTTATCACGGAGGCTACCTACCTTTTTTTAAAAACAAAACAGATGAAGAAATTAATAGATAGAATTTTAGTAAAAAGAAGCATCAGACCATATAAGATCATAGCTTTAAGCACTGGTGTAATTGTAGAACATTACCGTAATGGTAAACTTAAAACAGAATATTATGGATTGGTATAGTCAAGAAGAACACAAAGAATATGAATGCACAGAGTGTGGTACAGAAATAGACAAGCCAGGAGTTTGTTCTGGTGCTTGTCACGAAGCAAGTATGATTTAATAGTAAGTTAGTTTTGAGTAAGAGGTACATCGTAAATGGTGTGCCTTTTTTTATTATATTTACTCTAGTATAAAAAACCATTTTAAAAACGTTATATAAGTATGAGTATCAATATTACAGTACCAACAGATTTAAGCGAAATTACTTTAAGGCAGTATAAACACTTTCTTAAAATACAAAAAGGTGTAGATGATGAGGGTTTTCTAAATGCAAAGATTATAGAGATTTTTTGCAATATGAAATTAGATGAGGTAATGAGGTTGAAGTTTAATGATACTAAATTAATAGTAAACACACTTACAGAAATGTTTGAACAAAAGCCTAACCTGGTGTCAAAGTTTAAGCTAAATAAAAAAGAGTATGGTTTTCATCCACAACTAGATGATTTAACTTTAGGTGAGTATATAGATCTTGATACTTTTATTGGTGATTGGGAAAACATTGAAAAAGCTATGTCTGTTTTATACAGACCAGTAGTAAACAAACTAAAAGAAAAATACATTATAGAAGAATACAAAGTAGGTAAAGATCAAGAAATGTTAGATATGCCTATGGATGCAGTTTTGTCTTCAATTTTTTTTTTGTGGAATTTAGGAATAGACTTGTCGAAAGCTATGATGAATTATTTGGACAAGGAACAAACACAAGCCTTGACGCAGTATCTAACTTCACAACCAAATGGGGATGGTATAACTCAATTTACGGACTTGCTCAAGGAGACATTACAAGATATGAAAATATCACTAAATTAAATGTACACGAGTGTTTTATGATGTTGTCCTTTATGAAAGACAAAGCAGAAGTAGAAGCAAAAAGAATTAAACAAAATTTTAAATGAGCAATCAAGGAATAAGAGGATATTATCAATTAACCTCAACAATAGAAGACCAACTACTATCAGATGTAAATACTAATACTGTATCTATTGGTGATATAAGTAAACTAAACCTAAACAAGCAAGACATATTTCCATTGGCTCATATGATTGTAAATAGTGTAAGTGTAGAAGAAAACGTGTTGAGGTTTAACATAAGCATACTAGCTTGTGATATTGTAGACCAATCAAAGGATGTAACGACAGATAGGTTTACTGGTAACGATAATGAGCAAGATATTCTAAACACTCAACTAGCGGTCTTAAATAGGCTTATACAAAGGTTAAGAATGGGATCACTGCACCAAGATAAATACCAACTAGATGGAAACCCAAGTTTAACACCTTTTATGGATAGGTTTGAAAATCAACTTGCTGGTTGGTCATCAACAATGGACATACTAATTTACAATGATATATATATCTGCTAATGGAACTTAAAAATGTAGATGATGTTTTAAAAGCCTTTGCTCAATATGTGGTTGATGCATCAAAAGACAATCTAAAAAATGATGTAAATAAATATGGTAGCAATAAAGCTGGT